GCAGGGCCATAACCTAGCCCCATTGTATTCATCGCTGCGCCCGTCACGGCGCCATAAGCCTCTGGCTTCGTTCCGTGGGGCAATCTCATGGTTGCGCCTAGATCATTCACATCCTTCTCGATCTTACCGCCGATCCTAGTCGCGTCTTGAGACAGAGCATTAAGCAAACCGTCTAGACCGCCTTGGCTTTGCCAATTCGCCGCAATCCGATCAATCAAGCTCGTCTGCTTCTTCGCCATAACGTCCCTTCCCGCCATTGGCGTCGGGACATATTGCATAGATGCTGAGTTTTTTATTGGCATACCTCAACCTTCTTTCTAGGCGCTAACCACTTGCAAAGCGTAGGGCCAACCGCGCAAAGTATCTTGCCGCGAATTGTCGAAAGTCCGTTGTTGCCTTGCATGATATACATTTCACGCGCCCAAGGCAGAGCAATCTGTTTCGCAAACCATGTGATAATTTTAGACTTACGCATTGCCCTAGCTACTGGCTTGCCCCATCTATGATATCCTATTAAAACGTCTGGATCATTCTTTGCATAGAAAGCGCCAACCTCTTGATCCGCCTTATACCAATCGCTAGGCATTAAGCCTTGCCGGTATAATTCGGTACAGATAACACTGTCACCTCCACCACCACCGCCGCCGCCGCCGCCGCCGGCATAATTACTATCAATCCCGATATTGCCGTCGTCATCAAACATGGCCCCGGGAGCCCCTTCTGCTGCGCCCATACTTCCTGCCGCAAAACCAGCAGCGGCTTCTGCTGCCGTTTGACCACCGCCACCGCCTACAGAACCACCGCCGCCGTAGCCTCCGTCACCTACCCAGTTTCCGTCAGCGCCCCAACCAGCACCAGTGCCTCCGCCTGCGTCCCAGCCGCCATAGCTATTAGCGCCGCTTTCAGCGTCACCGCCGCCGTGGATGCCATAAGCATCATAAGCACCATAAAACCCATTGGTTGCAGTATTAGTTGGCCCCATTGATGCGACTTGACCAGGCGGCCCAGCTAATCCTCTAGCATTCGAACCAAGAGCCGCTGCAATTGCAGCGTCTAGAGCGGAAGTGGCGTCATCAAATGTGTTCGTGACGTCAACGCCTATTGCCGATCCTGGGGTTGACGTATAAGCGCCGGGGCCATATTCGTCACCTTGATCTAAAGAAGGGTCAAAACCTAAACTGCCGTCGTATTTATTCGAAGCCGCGTCTTGAATATCAGACTTTTGATCCGCCGCATCATCCCCAAAGAAATCAGCTAACGCGCTAGTCGTGCGCGACCTTCCTATGTCTGGGCCTTCTGGGCTTATACCTATGTCATTGGCTAGGGCTGCGTCAGCCGCTACCGACTGGTTGTAACTGTCAGCAGCCCGCCCAGCCGCACCAAGTAAAGAGCTAAAACCCATCGTCATAGGCGCACCGATAATTGTCGCTGCTGTACTATAGGGGTTTTCGCTTATATGGTTGCCAAGCATATCAGATAAACTAGCCATCTTAATTCTCCTAAATTAATAATAATATTGCCGCAATATCTTCTTCATCTTGCATACGACGCTGCCAAGCGTAATACGCATTCATTACAATGATGAGGTCTTCCTCATCGCTCATTAATTCGGAGGCGAGAGACCTAGTGTGCGCAATCTCGACCGCCTCCTCGAAGTACTTACCGACCGCCTCGCCCGTTAGGGTACTTATCGCAGCCTGCACTTCGAACTCTGTCGCCTTCTTTGCCTTCTTCTTCGCCTTCTTCGCGTTATCTGCGTCAGGCCCGTAATCATTCGCCCAGTTTGGGTTCCAAGATGTTCCAGCTGCTGTGACTACAGTTCCGTTTACACCCCACTTGGCGGAACCCCATTTTTCTACTCCCCACATTAGTTAAGCTCGTCGACAACTGTCTCTAATCCAATAATCATATTGTTGCCATCGCGCACAACTTTCTTAGGTGCGGAGGATGAAGCACTGGCAGCTATAGCTTCAGTCAACTTATCAGACAATTCTCCAATTGCGATTGCCTTTTCATTTTCTCGCATATCATATTGGTTCTTAGCGTCTTGGCCTGACAATTTCTGCGATACTATCAAAGACGCCTGATCCATCGCACCCTCTGCGCCTAGAGTGCCGTCTTCATAAGTAGACTTAGCGAGTATAGCCTTAGCTAATTCAACTTGCCTGTCAGCATCCTTTTGGATTGCTTCATGTTGCATCTTTTCCTCTTGAACCTGACGATCGGCGTCTTTCTGAATAGCCTCATGCTCTTGCTTGTCATTTTGCATTTGCAAGTCATAATCCCACTGGGCTTGCTTGTCCTCTGGGCTATCAGGCGGGCGTTGAGCCTCAGCTAACTTGATTTGCATATCCAATTCTTTAAGCTCTAGCTCTTTCGCCTTCAATTGTGCGTCGATCTGCTTGCCTTGAGCATCGGCTGACTTATCATTCTTCAAAGCCTCTAGCTCTTGCATTAACGATTGGCCCTGCTGCTGCATCTGCTGCATTTGCTGACCACCTTGGTCGAGCTTGGCTTGTAATGCCGCTGCCTCTGGGTTTTCAGACTCAGTAATCTTCTCATCTTCCATCTGCTTAATGCTATCAGGCAGCATGGATTTTAGACGCTTGGCAATACGGTCGGCACCGGCAAAGTCCATGTGTTCCAACAGGGCGTCACCAACCACGCCAGCCGCACCCGGCACGGCTCGCATCAATTCAATGAGCGTTTCGCGTGTCTCCTCGCGCTGAGTAGTAAACGACGGCCCTGTTTTCACTGTCACGTCGTAGCGACCGACAGACAGATTGTAGAGCCGCTTTTCACCCGTTAAACCATCTTGATTTGAACCTCCGGCCTCTTGAGTAAGTTGTACAACTTTCTCAGTGCTATCTTCTCCGAGTATTCTGATAGTTTCTCTTGCTGAATAAACTGCTGGGATGATTTCGACGAGGCACTTTCCTGCGTATTGGATAGCTCTTGAAAGGTTATCGATGAAGTGGAAGTTGCTGACGTCTCCTTGCCGCTCTCGTTGCTTGATGGCAACACCGGATGTTTCATTGGATCGCGCTCCTATAGCGGATGGGTAGATGCCGGTGATGGATTGCATATCCTCGTTGGCTGAGATTGCTTCCTGCATCGCTCCGGCGGGAACTCCGGCGAACGCTTGGCGCTGTGGCGGTGCGGTAGCGGCTGGATCATATTCGAGGTAGGCGTAACTGCGAGTGTTGGCGTGTTGCCACTTCTCCTCATCGCCCTTCGGGATAAAGCCTTTAGGCCCGACCCAAGGTGTGCGCGGAGCAAGGGCAACCAATTCGGTAGTAGCGGAACGCCAGAAGTTGTGCATGGCTTGGCTGTCTTTCGCGTCGTTGATTAACGATTTGAACTGGCGCTTGCCGTCTTGGTAGCTCTCATCGCCCCAGACTGGACAGATCGGAATAGTAGACCCAGGCCATAGTTCTTCTTCGAGAACTTCGACGCTGTTGATAATATAGCGCATGACTTCGAAATAAGATGCGTCACGCTCGGCTTGTATCTGGATGCCTGCAACATCAATAAATCCTTCGATCAATCCCTTTTCTTTAGGATTAACGTCGACCGCGCCTTGCCCTTCAAAGAAGGCAATAGCTAATTTCTTGAGTTGATCCTCCGTAGCCATTTGAACATCCTGCTGACCCGTCTGCGGATTGGCGACGGAGAATTGGTATAGCTTACGGGTTTTCTCGATGCGCTTAAAATATTCGGCGACTCTGATCCTATCATCATCTAGCCAAGTCGCCGAAACGTCTGACATAGAATTACCGTCGAACGGAATCATAGACTTGCCAGGGTAACTATCTTCAAATTCTTTCTTGCTTAACATATCGGTGATGAAAGCAAACCGCCAATCGGATGCGTCGAACTCGGTTGATGCTGTGTCCCAATGAACGCTTAAAGCGTTGGGGATGCGTTTAATGCGGGCTTCAAGGTCGAACGTCTCAGGGTGGGCGTAATCAATATCAAGCCGGAAGAAGCCAAAGCCGCCGGTAACGGCATGGTCTACTGCTGTTCCGTATGCAACCTGCGCGTTGCTGTTCCTCTCGATAGAACGAACTAAGCCGCCTATGATCTCTGCGGTATCAACGTCGGCGCCATTGTCAACAGGAGCGACTTCAATCGCAGGCCGGTTTTGCTTGCTTTCGTTTACGACGGATCTGATTAACGCCGGAAGCTTGTTCACGACTAGAGCAGGTCTTCCTTCCTGAACTCTCTGTTTCAAGATAGCTGCGGGCCATTGTTGAGAACCGCGTGAAAACTTTGTATCTTCCTCGTAGGCTTCACGGTTAGACGTTGAGCCTTCTTCGCTCTCCTCGAACTGCTCAAGGGCGTCTTTGATTAAATCGTCTGATACTTTGTCCATCGTCTTTCTATCCTTGAGTTGTGACGCATCACTGCGTTACTAAATTCTTTTAGCCCATCCAGCCGCCCGATTGCGAGCCGCCTCCGTAGTTGTAATATTCAGGTTTAACATTGCGCGGCGTTGTCAT